GCGTTCCTTTTGTTCGCGCCCTTCACGTAGGCATCCATTGATTTTTCCCCGACTTGCAAGGTCAATTGCGTACCATTCAGCGCATCCACCACCTGTTGCCCCACGTTCTGTTGATTGTCCACAAACGCAGCCAACCCCGACTGAGCAGCCCTCGGAACGCTTGACGCGCCCGAATTGTTGGCGATACTTTGTTGCTCCTGTTGCTTTTTGGCATCAGCACCCTTGAACACGCCCGACAAGATGCCCGACAAACCCATAAGCGCAAGTCCAGCAATCGCAAACGGCAACGACTGAGGCCCCGGAACGGTTGCCGCAAAGTTTAATAAAGCCATGCCCGCCATTTTCGGAACAGCTACAGCCATTTCTTGCAAAGCCCCCTTAATTGCGTCGCCAAATCCGCCGCCCGCAGTGATCGCATATCCGATAGCCTCGGAGATAGTGTAGCCCATGTCTATGGCCATTGATTTGATTCCGTCTTTCAATCCTGCAAACGTATCGGCCACGGTCAATGCAAACGCCTTGAATTTGGATGCTGTTGCGTCAAGTTCGCCCGTCATTGCCGCAGGATCAAAGGCAGCACCTAGCGAATCCATTGAGCGCATTGGCAACTCGCTTGCATCTTTCATCAATCCGCTAATCTCCTGCACCTTTGGCCCGATTGCGTCGACTACGTTTCCGAATTTCGCTAGCTGGAATTCAACTTGCTCGATTTGTCCACCTAGTTTGATCCGATCAAGCTCCGAACCCGTCGCGGTGAATGCCTTTTTGAGTTCTGATAGTTTGGCGTTCAATGCGTCAATCGATCCAGCAGCAGGGCCAGCCGCCTTTGCCATTGCGCCCGATAGTTTGTCCACCGAATCAGTCACGCCACCCGTAGCCGCCGCCGTAGCGCGGGCCACAAGTGCATAGTTCCGCATATCGCCCGCCATGCGAACCGTGGCCTCGGCTTGTGAAAGTCCCGCATATCGGGAAAGGTCAATTTGTTTGGTGAATCCTTGAATTTCTGGAATGGTAAGTCCGTTCGCTTGCCCCAATTTTAGCACCTCTTCGCCCGCATATTTCATCGTGGCGGTGTATTGCTCCATCGCCGTGATCGTGCCACCGCCGCCAATGCCTAGCTTATCGCCGACCCAGCCGATAGCATCGCCCAACATCCTGAATGGTGCAATAAGAACATCGACAGCACCCATCAGAATGGGCGAATTGCTCACAAAGTCCTTGATTCCAGAGACAGCCGAACCAAACGCGCGCGCCACAAACCCGATCCATTTCCAAGCGAGTTGAGCGGGGATTGTGACAAACTTCAGCACCTTCACAACAGTCCCGACAATGTTTGCAAATTGGTTTCCGCCCTCGCTTGCCATTCCAAACGCCTTGAAGATCGAGCCAAACGCGCTAATTGCGTCTGCCATTGGTGTATAGATTTCGATGAAAGCCGCCTTGACTGACTTAAATGCGGGTTCAAAACCTTCGGCAATCGTTTTGATGGTCGGCAACATTGCAAGGCCTATCGCCCGTAGTTCATCCTGCAATTTGCCCTCGATGGTTGACAACAGGCCCGCCGTGGATTGACATTTTGTCCATCATCCCATTAAACCGCCCACCTTCGCCCGTCATGTTTGCGAATGCCTTTTCCAAGTCGGAAAAATGCAGCTTGCCCTGACTGCCTAGCTTTTTGACTTCATCGGCTTGCACCCCCATTACCTTGCTCAATTCCTCAATGATTGGAATGCCCGCCTCGGTCAGTTGATTGATGTCTTCGGCGTACAGCGTTCCCGCCGTTCGTGCTTTGCCGTAGATGGTGGATAGTTCGTTGAAATCCTTCCCAACAGCCGCCGACACGTCACCCACCATTTTCATCGTCGGGATTAACTGTTCAGCAGTGAACCCGAACGCCAACAACGATCGCCCCGCCGCATTGACTTGATCCGGCGTGAATGGGGTTTCGATGCTGAATTTATTCAGTTTTCCGAGTACGTCCGTAGCCTTTTCAGCCGATCCCAAAAACACCCCGAATTGAACGCTCAATGTTTCATAGGCGATAGCCGATTGCGCCGCCGACTTGCCCAAATTCAGCACCTCAGCAGCACCAAAGGCCAAGCCCGCACCCGCGATCATCTTGCCAATACCACCAAACGCGCTACCCATTGACGATTGGACGCGCCCAAATCCCGTGTTCATTTGGCCCGTTGCCTGCGTAGTTGCCCGCGAAGCCCGCGCCATGTCACGTTCGTAAGCACTTACGCCCGTGGCTTCTACATTAATTTCAATATCCGATTGCGCCATTTGGTCACGCGACAATTGAGCCGCACGGCAAATTAACGATTTTTGCGCTTATCCTCAGCAGCTTTAGCGATTGCCGCCATTCGTTCGCGGTCGGTTTGCAAGCGGTCTTCGCCCAATACCTCTTCTTGTCTGCCTTGCATGATCTCGGAATAGGCTGTTTTGCCATCCTTCAACATGCCTAAATAGTGCATAAATCTGGACAACGTGTAATTATGTAAGGCGTACAGCTCAAAAAATGCCTTTGTTAATGCCTCGTTTTGGTCATATACAAGCCGCTCCGACTCTTCTATCAGTGATTGCCTAGTGGGTTCGTGATCCCACAATTTTTTCCAATGCTTGCCGCCTAGCTTACAGTTTCCAAGCCGCGCAACCGCTACGGCTTCACTAGTGGCGGTTGGTCGTTTGGGGAGACTTGCCCGTTGATTTCTGCAATCGTTGCGTCGATCATGTTGAAAAATTCGGGCTGTGTTTGGATCAGGTCGGCTAACTTGGTCACTTCATCGCGGCCAAAGGTCGTCCCGTCTTCATTCAATAGGCACATCGCATAAACGTAGCTTGCAAGCGTCTTGATTGCGATCTTGCAGACTTCCAAATCGCCTTTGGTTTGCACCTTGTTCAATCCGAAAATTTCGATCACTTCGACGTTGCCCCGTGTGCTGAACTCGATCCACTGTTTGAGGTCGTTGTCTTCGATTGGTTCGTTCTTGACCTGTTCCGGCAAGTCCTTCAGAATCGCCTTTGCATCCTCAATGGTGTACACCGCCGCCAATGCGTTCGTGGATTGCGTGATCTTGCGAACCTTGAAAGTGAAGCCCTTGAACTCAATGCTAGGGTACGATTCGGCGACAACTTCGAACAATCTGGAAAGACGATTTTTTTCACTCATGCAGCAAAGATACAAGTAAAAAGAAAACCCGCAAACGGTGAGAATGCGGGTTTTCGAAAACATCGGCGGTCAATCAATCAAAAACCCGCCGTTGCACATCAGGAAAGAACGCCTTGCTAAAGATTGTGACTGATGCGCGCTCGCTTTAAGATATTGAACTTAGTTTTCGGGGTTCGCGCCCCTATTTCGCCTCGTTTGCTTGCATCAAATTCTAGTTTAACATTCTCCATGTTCACTACCTTGGGCAAACGAGGCCCGCTAATTCGAAGCCAGCGGGTTAAAGCTTTGCTCGCGGCTACGGTAACGAGCCGATGCCGCGAAGGGGGTTTTAAAGCATAACCGCCTTGATCATCTTTATTTTTTCAAGGCAATCGGGGCAAGTTATGCCGCCCCTTTGCACCGTTTTTGTGTCGCCATCCGCGCCTCCTTGGTGACTACCAAAGAACTCGCCTGTGCAAAATGTCGCAGCGTCACCGCAAGCCGTAACGACCAAGCACCAAACTTGATCGGCTTTCTTAATTGAATATCCATCATTCCTAGTTTTTAGATTTACAACGTCGTGCGCCATTTTCTATTTTCAATGTCACCCCTCCGCAGATGGAGGGGTGGGTGGGGGATTAATTGGAGCCTACCAAAATTGACTTGATAAGCTCGATGTTTTGTGATTGGCCCTTCATCTCGCAGTTGATTTGCAACCAATGATCTACGCTGTCCCATTGTTGTGCAATCAACACCTCTTCAACAGTGCATTCGTGGATAGCCGCATGGCTTACGAGTGCTTTGAAGTGGCCCGCGATCTTTTCGATTTGGCCTATGGTGTGGATGTTACATGTCAAAGGCAGCTCAAAAATGACTTGTTTGCGAACTTCTTTCATCAAATTGCCAATTCTTGTATCGATGCCTTCGATGGTGGTGGTGTAAATCGTTGCGTTTTTCATAACTGATAATCTTTAGCGTTTAACAATACCCAAAGATACAGCTAATTTTGATACGTGCAACAAAATCAAAAAATATTTTCAACTTTTTTTCATCGCCCCGAAAATTTGCCATTCGGCTAAAATTCACCAACTTTGAACAATGGCGGGAAACGGCTACATAGATCAGTACATTCGATTCAGGTTCAGAGATCGCACGGGCGCAATCGTCACGAACCGCGACATCAACGGCGTCGTGATTTCGGGCGGCGTGTTCATGTACTTTTCGAACGACGAAGTGAAAGGCCGAATCACCGAGGCCCGAACGGCTCTAAACACGCTCTTCACCACCTACGGCGGCAACGTCGCGGCGGCTCCATCATTGCAGCCTAGGCGCTTTGATTTCACGATCAACACAGATCGGGCTGTAACATTCGAAAAGCTGAATCTGATAAATAGGTACATAGGCCTTGGCTATCGGGCTGAATTTTGGATTTTGTCGGGCTACATGCGCTATGACGCGCCGACCGATGATCTGATTGAACAATCGGCACTCGCTACATTGTCATACGCGATCATCAACTATCGCGACGGTGAATCAGCACACCAATCGATCAAGCGGGGTTTCTCGTTTGTAAAAGGCGTGGACGTGAATCTAAGCGTTTACGAAGGGCGGCAAATGCTAATCCCTTCACTACCATCGGCGGGCGATCAAGAAATAGACAACGTTTCAGGCATATGACAATTTACGATCTTACAGACGCGCAAGTCGCCTACCTCGCAACCGTTGCCGACGACGAAATGATGGGCCGTTTGCTCAAATTGGCAAACATCAACACCACACTACAAAGCCTCATTGGTGAATTCAAAAGCACCACAGCACCCCAAAGCGTCCAAATATCGGCGGGAGTGGTAACGGTGGAGCGGCTTGCAAAGATCAATGTCATTCGCGTAGACACCCAGGGCGGCGCACTTTCCACGGATGATCTTGACACCGTGGCATGGTCGGGAACAGGTGGCCCAATCGCGGGCGACAGCTACATATTTTTCATTGAGTCATCAGGTCGGCGGGTTAATTTCACGTCGGCGGGCAATCTCAACGTCAAGAATTCAACACTTGAACTCGCAACACTTGACAGCCTGATTGAATTTGTCGTTGCGCCTGACTTGTCGCTTTCGGAGGTTGCCCGATACCCTGCAACCGATACAGCCGACACGTCACCAAGTTCGGCGACGGTCTTTGTGGACGCAACAGATTCGATATTTGCAGCCGCGCGTGTGTTGACGGTGTTTAATTTATCGGGTGAAGTGTTGGCAGAGGGGTCAGTTACGATCGACGCAGGGTCGGCTTACCCTTGCACCGTGGCGGCATCTATTGACGAAGGGAATGGGCCTTTTATTATCGGCAGCTATACGGCATTGGTTGCCGATACCGAGCAAGACATCGCCGACGGTTTGGCGGCTTCGATCAACACGGGCGCGGCTTACACGGCATCCACGGCGGCGGGCGCGGTTTGCACGATCACAGCACCCGTAGGCACGGGCGCAAGCGCGAACGCCTACACGTTGACCACGACATTGAGTGGCAGTATCACGACTGTAAACATTGCAATGGGGTCGGTCACAGCAGGAAGCGACGGAACCGAGGCGGCGGGCAACCTTGACACGATCACGGGCGGCGAAGATGGGCCGTACTACCTTTTCAATGGAATGTCGGCGGCGACGCTTACGCTTGTCACTGGCGGCAATATCCTAACGCGGGTCGCGGTCGCGGCTCAACAATTTGTCATGTTACTCAAAATCGGGGCGAATTTCGCTTTATCAGTATGATCCTAGAAAAATTCACAGCATCTAAAGAGGTAACGGCGGCACTGAATGACCTTGCAAAAGCAGCCGAATTCAAGGGCTACGACCTTGTGAGGGTCGAAATTCACAGCGCGACAGAGTTTAGCGCAAAGCCGTATACCCAACTAGGCACGAGAACTTATCCGTGGTCGCTTGTGGAAATTCCCGCATCTGTGCATCTCATTGGTGATTGCAGATTTGCAGTCGTTACACCACCAAAAGTAAAAGAGAAATGAAAAAGCTCGTTTTGTTCCTAATCTTTGCCCTTGCAACTGCCTATGTCGTGTTTGGGCAAGATTCTTTGTTCATCGGCACGCCACAGACCGACGTTCTGCAGGGTGATTTGATCGACTGCTATCAATACCAATGCAGCCCGACCGTCTCGCATACCTACATCGTTGCAAGTTCCTACAATGGAGCCATTGACATCGGCGGCGACGGGATGGCAGAGGTGTTGATAATGACTGAGAACTACGTGCATTTTGACACCTGCGCCGTGTTGACGCAATGGGCGGGCATGGAGCTACGGTTGCTGTTTGACTTCCCGCAAGGCGCGCGCATCATTATCAACAGTTACGAAGGGGCGGCGGTCACAGTATTCAGCAAAACCGACTCAGCAGTCACACGCCAATTGCCCGCACCAATCGCAGACACCGACACCCTTTGCACCCTCCCAACCGCGATCACCGAACCAACCCAAACCCGTCGTCTGTTCGAGTTTGACGGGCAAACGTGGCGACAGGTCACTGCGACTAGGCCGAATATGCTTTATAAGGAATTCTGATAGCTCATATCATTCAAAAGGCCCGCGATTCGGGCTTTTTGTCGTTTAAAAAGGGGCGTTGGTCGAAGGAATTTCCAAATGAAAATGAAAACCCTATATTTGCCGAATCGGTGGGCTTGCAACCATTAAAGCCGATGACCACGGGCTTAGGGAAAATTAGCAAGATAAAGTATGCAAAAAAGCATCATATTTACGTCAAATCACTCTAAGGAAATTCAATGGTCATTTCCCAATTACCAACAGACACGGCAGGAATCGCGACACTATGGCGACTCATTGAGGGTCTTAGCCACGCAACAGAGGGCGTATCACCTGAATCAACAGGCGGGGAGGGTTTCGAGTTCGCACTTAAAGCTCTTGTCGTTTTGCTTACTCTTTTGGTGTTGGCTATCTTTTTCGTCGGTGGAGTTGCAATCTATTTCTTACGCCGATGGGATCGTGGTCAGCGCGAGGGAATCAAGGCACTTTCAGCGAACAAGGATGCCGCAAAGCGTGAAATCGTGGGAGTTCTTGAAAAGCAGCTTTCAGCCTCCGATGCTGCCACAAATGCTGCCAACAACGAACTTAGAGGGGCGATTAAATCACTCAACGCTTCATACAATCTTATCCGCTTGGACTTGGTTGTCCTAGCTCAGAAATGCAAAGTGTCGCTCATGTCGCTACCAAGCCACAAACCTACCAATCAGGAGAATTTTCCACCAAATCAAGAATAAAAAATGGCTAATCCAATCGTAAAAATCAACAGCGAGCGCATACAGCGAAGCGCCATCGAATCATGGACAGAGCCGCAAGGCAAAGCCAATGAAATCACGCTTGGCCTCGTCAGTGGCCGCAAAATCGCCATCAAGTCGGAAACGGCAAGCGAAGCGCGCAAAAAACTCGCAATGCTTGACAATCTGACAGAGATTGACGACATCGACGGGCTGTAAAACTCACTACGACCACCACGGCGGCGCATCTTGCAAGGATGCGCCGTTTTTTTTTGAAAAATATTTTTGCTTTTTGTTGTTTGTGTCAAAAATAGCGCTAACTTTGAAACAGATTTAAACGCTAAAGAAATGGAAAACATCATCGACATCACGGAAATCACCACCAAGGCAGCATATGAAATGAAAGTAAAGATGACCGAACACCTTAATGCTGCTGCAACGCATTCAAATTTCCACCTTGAAACCCGCGCCACATTCATGCCATGCGCAACCCCTGACCGCATGCCCGACTATACAAGCGATAGCGGTAGCCAATACTGGTACGAAGGCAGCACGGTCATTCGTTGCGCTAATCATTGGGGCGTGGTTGCTAGCTGCGTTTGGGGCTACAATGGCAAGGAAAGCGGCAAATATGTAAGCGGTGTTTGTGAGCTTTCAGGTTTTGAAAGAATCCGCACCGTTCAGGCAATGCCTACGGTTCTTGATGGCGGCACTGAGTATACCGTGGTCTTGTGGGAAAATCGCAAGCCAAAAGCTACGCTCAAAGTTCGCAGCAATGGCAAGTTTCACGTAATGTCAAAGGTAAAGTTCGCGCTTGCACTTCTTGGCAATGACGTGCTTCAATCGCTTGGCCTTTCATTGCGTTGCTCCATCAAGTTTGCGTAGAAATCCACAAAGCAATTTATCATGAGAACGCCGTGCTATTCTGTCAAGCTGCAAGCAATGTTTTCAATTAGCGAAAAATGCTACAAAGCGATTGCCTTCGATGGTTCGGAGGCATTAATTCCAACGTCGCAGGTGTATGGCAAGGATCCCGATAATAGCAGGGAGGATGTTGAGGCTTGGTGGATTTCAAAATGGATTTTGGAGCAAAAGCCAATTCAGCATTCTACCAAGCGACATGCATTCTTTGATTCAGAAACACGCAAGCGACTCGCAGATGGACCCCTTACAACCTACCAAGTTCATGTTCCACAGCCAATCAAAGCCATTGAATCAAAAGCCAATGAAAGCCTTACTAGATAGCCAAATCGGAGCCACGAATGCCCTATCTTCATTGAAGGTCGGCGCATTGTTCATGGAAGCAGGCACGGGAAAGACGCGCGCCGCAATGGAGCTTATTAAATCCGTTGTGGACGTGGACTTGGTTCTATGGCTATGCCCATTTCAGACCAAGGACAACCTCAAAGTAGAAGTTGCCAAGCATGGCGGGTTTGATTGCCGGTTCGAAGTTCATGGAATTGAGACACTGAGCAGCAGCGACCGAACCTACCTGCAATTGCGGACCATGCTTTGCAGCCATTCCAAGCCCTTCATTGTCGTTGACGAATCTCTCAAAATCAAGAATTGGGATGCCAAGCGTACTAGGCGAATCATTGAACTTGGATCGCTTGTCGAGTACAAGTTGATTCTGAACGGCACCCCGCTCACAAAGGACTTGCTTGACCTCTGGGCGCAAATGGAGTTTCTTTCGCCAAAAATTTTGCGGATGGGGTTGGCAGAATTTCGGAATACGTTTTGCGAGATCGTGCGCAAAACGACCAGTTACGGTAATCGCAGCAAGGTAGAAGAATGGGTTTCCGGCTACCACAACATTGACTACCTGCATTCATTGATTGATCCTTACGTATTCCGGTACGATTTGCGGTTGTCGGTGGGCAAGCAGTATTCGCAGGTCACATACGCGCTCACAGACGATGAAATTGAGCAATACAAAGCGATCAAGGATTGGTTTCTTGACCCTAAGCGTATTGCCATGCTCAACAACAACGTGTTCCTTCAAATGATACAAAAGCTACAACACTCCTATTGCTGTTCACCGGACAAGATTAAGAAAGTTTCCGGATTGATCGCAACCGATGACCCCGAGAGGACGATCATCTATTGCAAGTTCAAGGCAAGCCGCGACATGTTTACTGACACCTTTCCCGACCAAACAGTTTTGACCTACGGGAAGCACTCACTAGGTTTGAACATGCAGCGGTTCAGCAGGATCATCTATGCCGACAAGACGTTCGACTATGCCCAACGTGTGCAGTCTGAGCATCGCATATTTCGCACGGGGCAATCGTCTGATTGCAGCTACGTGGACATGAATGCCGTAGTCGGGCTTGATGGTCTGATTGCCAAAAACATTGCAAAGAAGCAGTCACTTTTGGATTGCTTCAAGGAAAAGGGTATGGAAATTGTCAATGAACTATGAATCGTGTCCAATTCCTGAAAGACACGTCAACAGCAAAAGTTGACATTCCAGAAAAAACGATTGTCGTTTATCGGGACGGTTTTGCGCTGCCAAAACTTGATGCCGACTATATTGAATTCGAGAAGTACAAAATCGCTTACGATTCAATTGAATGCAATTTCATTGTCTTGGTAGGCTTGAATCGAATCATTAACCCGGCCAATCGCTGTGACTTCATCCATGAGCACCTAACCACGCTTACGCCGCATATTCCAAAGGTATCCATTGATACCCTACCTTGGATTGGAGAACCTTGGAGGCTATATTACCACTACCAGTACAGCAAGTGCGGAAAGTTCGGGGCCAGCTATTCATACCCAATCGAGGGAGAATGGCAAAGGTGGTTCTATCGGGAATCCAATGATTCGCAGTTGAGCGCGGCTAATGTTCGGCTTTTGATTGAAAGCACCTATTCCGATTTGGATTCATTAACCACGTCCTTTGAATTGACCGAACCAACTGAAAAGGATTTGCAATGGTATTCACAGGCAAAGGAGCAAGTATTTGCCAAATACGATACGCCGAAGATGCTTATCAATAACCTGCTAAAATTGGCAAACACTCACTTTGGGCTCAGCATTTCGTTTGATTCATTCAGGGAAATCAAGCCACAAGACCTATTCAGTGTCGGGCCTGTTTGCCTGAAAATGCCAGGCCTTGGAATCTATCGGTTTATGGTGGAGGAAAACCTGCGCCGTCTTAAAACATTTAACGCAGTTATCCAATGAGCTTGAAAATCTACGATCAACACTTGGATGTACTCGCAGCAGCACGTGAGCGAATGGCATTCATCTTTGATGAATTCGAGACTGTGAATGTGTCTGTGTCAAGCGGCAAGGATTCCACGGTATTGTACCATTTGGCATTGCAGGAAGCGATTAAGCGCAATCGAAAGATTGTCGTCTTCTTCCAAGATCAAGAGGCAGAATACCAAGCTAGCATTGAGCTTATTCGCATTCAAATGCAGCACCCAAATGTAATTCCTGCATGGTATCAAGTGCCGATTTATTTGACCAACGCCACTAGCTATGCCGACTACTTTCTCTACGCATGGGGAGAAGGTGAGCAGTGGATGCGAGACAAGGAGTCGAATAGCATTCATTCGATTGACGAAGACTACCCACAGCGATTTTATGACTTCTTCGATTGGTATGAGGGCAAGAACCCGAATGCTGCCTACCTCGTGGGATTACGCGCTGATGAATCATTGACGCGGTTCAGGGCCGTGACAAAGTTCCCGGGGTACAAGGGTCTGAAATGGTCAACGACAACACAAAAAGGCGTTCATAAGTTCTATCCAATTTACGATTGGATGTTCGCCGACATTTGGCGTTTCATTTACGACTTCGACATTCAGTACAACAAGATTTATGACCTCATGTACCTGCACAACTATTCAGTGTATAATCGAATGAGGGTATCGAATTTGATCCATGAAAAAAGCTACAAATGCCTAATTGACCTGCCAAGGTTTGAGCCAGGCACTTACGAGGCATTGTGTCGGCGCATAGGCGGTATTGCCACTGCCAGCAGGTACGCAAGTGAGAAACTTGTATTTAGCAACAAGAAGTTGCCCAGCCACTACCAATCGTGGAAAGAGTTCAGGGACTTCCTGCTCGTTTCGATTCCAAATGAGGAACACCAACAACGGTTCATTGCGAGGTTTGCCAAGCAAGATCAAGACGAAAGAACTTACCAGCAGCAAGTGGGGCAATTGCTTATCAACGACTACGAAAATAGCAAGTCATTCGACACAAAGCGAGGCGAAAAGGCGCAGCGCATTATTGATAAATGGAGGGAAATACTATGAAGATCAATCACGTTTTACCGATCATCGTTCCAATCACGGAACTTTATGCCAACGACTACAACCCCAACAGGATGCCAGCTACGGAAATGACATTGTTGGAACAATGCATTTCGACTTACGGATTTCTTTTCCCGCTGGTGGTCGTTCGAGATCACGGCAAGGGCATGTATCGTATTGTCGATGGATATCACCGCTTCGAGACATTGAAGCGCATGGGCGCAACCGATGTCATGGTTGTTGTGCTTCAAATTACATTGGCGCAAGCCGTACAGCTTACCGTGTTGATGAACCGGATTAAGGGAATGCACCAAGTCGAGAAGATGAGTGATTTGGTTGTTAAGCTGGAATCGTTGGGTTTGGAAGACTCAGAAATTTGTACCAACTTAGGAATGGAAGCCGAGGAATACATTCGGCTCAAGCAGCAACTTGGAATTAGCCATGCTTTCAGGAACCACGAATACAGCAATTCCTGGAATATCGGAAAATAAATGGAAGCACCCGCCATGATGGGGACGGTTCAACCCGCCCCACAAAGGCGGGTTTTTCTTTGCCGTTTTTTGTATCTTCGCACCATGCCCGCACTACGCCCAGCGATACCCTACACCCTCACGACCGCCTCAACAGTGGTCACGGCTACGGCATTTCAGGGAATCGAAGACGCGATAACACACCTTCACCAACGGGGAAAGGTTGTTCTGTGTGCAGTCGGGAACAACGTCAGGGGCGGCACGTTGCCATTGTTCGGGATGGGCAATGCAGGCATTCACACCTACCAAGGGCCGCGAGAAATGGCCGTTGTGTTTCAGGTTCCGAGCGGCTACAACAGATTTTCCCTAGCGATGGGCGTACATTTCCCGCAAGTACTGACCAATGGCGGCGTGGTTCGTAAGCCTGTTTCATCGGCAGGTTTTCGGTACGGCGAGGCTTATTATCCGATCTATTCCCGTGACTACGCGATCAACTCATCCCAAACGATCTACGCTGATGGCGAAATCCCAATACCACCAAATTCGGGGCAAGTGCAGCAGATGGCTATTTCGATGGGTATCGCTGTAAACACCTTTGCGGGCGATCCTTTGCCCGTCGGCACTACGATCATGAGCCTTGGCGGGGCTGGATGGGGTTTCTACTACCTTTGTATGTCAGTTTACAAGGATGACCAATGCTAACTAGAAACCTCACAGCATACCCATACGCAGGGCATACCTTTGTTTGCAACGACATTGCAGGTATCGCAGACGTTCAGGAGGCTATTGATTCAGCCTTGCACGTCATAGAGTTCGGCAAGCCATCACAGACGGGCCAAATGCGCCTACAAAACGAGGGCGGCATTATGCGTGAGCATCCTGTGTTAGGCAACTCCGACGGTATGCTCATTTTTCCTCCGATCAACTTTGTCAAAGCAACAATCTCGCTGCACCCGTCGTTGCCTCGCTACACCATTGTCGCTACGGTAAGGCTACAAGGCACTGATTTTACAGTAGATGGAAGGAATGGCGGCGGCGGGCAAGCGTCTTGGTGGGAGGTCGGTATAGGGGCTTACAATGCGGCGGGCATTCCGTCGTTCGATCTTATCAACAGGTTTTTCAGGAATTACACGTACTATTCAAACAGCTATTTGGGATTTGGTTACACGCCCACACCCGTTGATCTTGAATGGGGGCCAATCGCAGGAACGGACATTTTTAAAACCGTGGTTATCACGGGGACGGTGAACCCTGCATTGTTCGTCAACAACTCCGAAAACGTCGGTTACATTCAATTTGGCTTGAACTATCCCCTAGATTCGGGCGGATCGCTTGTTTGGCAACCTGCAACGATAACGGGCGGCGGGCTAATGACCATCGCACCCGCACCACACCCGATCACGGGGATTGATCTATTTTGTGACGGAATCGTTGATTTTCAAATTTACCTTCACAAGTAATGGCCCACACCCGATCACTCACTAGGCTAATCCCAACACTCACAGCCCCTGCAATGGGGCAAGATTGGAACAGCGCAACAAATGCCAACCCGTCAAGCTTCAACGACCTCGTGAACCAAATCCGAGGCATTGACGAAGCGGGTCACGAAATTGCAGCCGCATCGGGATCGTGCATCGGTGGATCAGTTCGGCCACTAGTCGGAGATTGGGGCAACAACTTCACACATACCGACCAAACACCACTTGCAATCATCGTGCAAATCCCTCACGGGATGACCAGATTCTCGATCAAAACGCATTACAATTGCTTCAACGCTACGCAGCAGGTGAGTATCTATCTAGGCAATCAAGCACTATTCGCAGCATCCACAACGGGCGAACGATTCGACCTTACATCGGGCTTACTTGTCGGGCCAAACGTGGTGACAAGCGGGCAAATGGAAACCGCATTGCTTACAGTTCGATCACAGAAAGGCAATGCAGGAACTAACGCCACCAACCAAGGAAACCGATATTGGGACGGAATACTGAGTTTTTCGCTGTCTTTGTATCGGTAAAAAATATTTTTTGCAACAGTGTTGACATTACAGAATTAGTTGTATCTTTGTCATAATTCCAACGGCGCAAACGGAACGAGGCGGCGCGGTTGGGGGTTCTTTGACATGATGATTGCTTTGAAGGGGCTAAAGGGTTCGATTCCCGATGCCGAAGCTGGATGGCTGGCCGATGCCCCTTCAAAGCTAAAATATGATTCGATGGGGTTGGCGGAATTAGACGCTAACGAAATGGCACTAGGGAGAAAAAGGCGGGAAACCCGTTAAAACAGATGCCAACTGAGCCTTTTATCCCATGCAGGTAATTGGTCTAGCCCCAAAGAATCGATGTGGATGGTGAAAGCCAAAAGGTTTATCCTGCAAAGATGGGGTATAGTCATCCACAGAAATAGGCCCACGGGCTAAAGAAGTACCCAACGTCGCCGCATGCGGTGGACTATAATTGCACACTGAGAACGGGGTGCTGCGGAATCAGGGAGCGAGGTAACGTCTCGCACGCGCTAGAAGTTTGACAGGCTGGAAAGACAGCCAAATTGGGGCGTTAGGGCATGGGAAAGTCCACCTCTATTACCGAGGTCAAAGCGCGTTCGAATCGCGTACGCTCCACCAACTTATCAGCGTTCTTTTATCCACATTTACCAACGGGGGCAGAATTGGCCCCATTTTTCACCAAAATTCAAAATCCAATGAGCACCTATTTTTCCCTCACAGCGTCATTCTTGCGCCAAGCCGAAAATGGTTTGATTAAGAAAACCAACGAAGAATATTTGATCGATGCCGTATCGTTCGGCGAAGCTGAGGCCCGCGCAATTGCGGAGGCTTCAAGCGATGCCCGCGAATTCACCGTTAACAAGGTCGCAAAGTCGCCTATCAAAGAGGTGGTTTTCTACGGAGATACGGACCTTTGGTGCAAGTGCAAGGTTACGTACAGCCTGATGGATGAAGATTCCGAAAAGGAGTCCAAAATCACCACCTACATTCTCGTAAACGCCAAAGACACCAAGGAGGCATACGACCGATGCTGCGAACACCTCAAGGAAATGCTCGTACCTTTCGAGATTCCAAAGGTGGAGGAAACCAAGATTGTGGATATATACCAATACGAGAAGCAAGCACCCGCCGGATACGTAAAGCGTGACCGCCAACAAGTGATGGACAAGACCGACAAACGCGTTCAACAGCTTGTGAATGCTGGCGGAATGGCTATCGGCGTGACGGGAATGCTTCGCAACCGTACAGGCCACGAAATGCCGATGCAATTTGCCGTGGATGCAACTGATGAACAATGGGACGCATTTATTGACGGTGACGAGGCGGACGTTGACTGCGCCTTTGAAGGCGATTCGGTGGAGGCTCACTACACGAAAACACCAACCGAGTACATCACCAACCCCAAAGCGGGATTGATTGACCCGACCGACGGGCAGGCGGTGGCGTTCAATGCAATGACCCTCGAAACGTACCTAGAGGACATTCGACCGAACTACACCGCCGACGTCATTGATTCGATCCGTAGCGCATACAAGCGACACAGTGAGGATTTGTTTTTGATGCAACTGAGCCTCATGGCGTTCACCCGTCCACAACGCGAAATGATCGCCGACCTTTGCAATAACGAATAGTTGGATTTTGAATGCAGCCGCCCATCTGCGGGCGGCGATTTTAACACAAGACAATGAAAAGTAAAGCACTTAGGAACTTTGTAGGGATGGCTTTGTTGGCGACGACGATCAACGAACCCGCCCCGATTTACGCAACGATGAACGATGGCCCTGCCATCCGATTCAACACCTACCACAACCTTAGCCCACGAATGGCGAAGGCAAGAAAGCTGAGAAAGCAACTTGCAAAACAACGTGTTTAGGGTTTCTTGTTTCTCATAATTTGGAAGGCCCGCTATTTTGGCGGGTTTTCTGTTTGCGTTCAAATTCCGTACTTTGCAAACATGCCACACGTCTACGCACTCCCAACACAGCAACGCGACGCACTCGCACAAGAAGTCGCGCCACCAATCACCATTCGCGTACTGATGACCGCGACCTATCGGGACGTTGTGAGCTTCACGGGCGGCGTTCCCACGTTTGCAAATACCTACACCCGATTCCAATCAGACCTAACCACGCGACTATCGGGATCATTGAAGGTGGACACGTCGCGGCCAATCTTTCCCGATGGCGATCCGTTTGAGCGATCCGAGCTACAAATTCCGATCATCAACACCGACGGATATATCGCAGCCCTGCAAAGCGGCGCAATGATCCGGCTTGCTGACATCGATCAGGGCGTGATTGAAATTCAGGCAGTCATTGCAGGCGTTACCCAACCCGTGACCGTGTTCAAAGGTCGGATAATTGGCCCACCTACCGAGGAGTTAGGCTTATCAACGTTCACGATCGTGGACACCATTTGGGACGCGATCCGCCAACCCGCACTATACGAAGACTTTGGCAACATCGCAGGGACGCAAGCGATAGCCGTGGTAAACGGTTTGCTCAATGCGTCACACCGCACGGTGAACACCCTCGCAGGTGGTCACTTTTGCGTATATAATGGCGTGGTTCGTTTCGATTCACGAGGCGATACCGCGCTCAGGTACGAAAACAGCGACAGCACGGCGGGGGACTTAACTTCGATCACCGTAAAGAACCGCGCTAAGTTGGGTTTGTACACGATCACTTTCAGGGATTCGACAAATTATACAATCCTGTATCCTGATAACAGCGTTTACAACGGCTCAATCAACGCCGATGCAATCACGCCATTCATTGACCTGCTGCAATCGTCGTGGACATCGACAGCCTATACAGCGGGCCAAAAGATCACATTCCACGTCGGAGCAGCGTACAAGGGCAACCCGATCACCATCGCTAGGAACTTCATCGAAAAGGCATTGCTGAACAATTGGGGAATTGCGCCCGCTCAGACCATGCAGGTGAAGATGGACACCGCAGCTTGGAACGCAGCAGAAAACCGCTTCCACAGCTACACGATATTCCTATCAGAAACGAACGAAAATAACAGCGTATGGGAACAAAAACGAGGCGGCGGCAACATGCCCCTCAATTGCCTGCAACTCGCTCAAAAAGCCTTAGATCACGTTGGTTGTTTCCTGCAAATGCGTCAAGACGGGCTAATCTCGATCACGACTCCCTTCTTCGATGGTCGGCAAATTTGGGATTTGACAGGCGACAATGCGATACTATCCGGCGGCTTGAAAATCCAAGGCGGGCCACAATGGAATTTCCTCACTTTGCAATACGGCGAAGACAAGGGATCATTCGCGGCCACGGCTACGCACGATTTGCGCGTGTCGCCAACCGATGAAGTGAATGAGCAGGTAGTGTCGGCCCCGTATCTGAAAGCAGGTGCAAGCCGTTTTAGAGCGTCGTGGCTGATGGAAACCTACGTGCGACGGTATCACACAAGGCAGCAGAAAATCACAATCCAGACGACGCCACAAATGGGTTTACCGATGCTTTGCGGCGACGTGGTACGGGTTGTGAGTGACCGACAGCCCGCTATAAGTTTGATTTGCGAGATCATTTCCGCATCCATCGAAATCGGCGGGCCTTGCTCGTTCGATTTGGTTCCAATTCAGCAATACGAGGGCGCACCGTTTCGGCTTTGCGTGGCTCAGTTGGATCGGGAGCGGCTTTGGTAAACACAAACGGCCCCAAATGGAGCCGCTGTGATGAAATGAGTAGACAGAAATCAAAACAACGTCGGCGGCTTACTTGCCTCAAACACCTCTTTGCCAGTGAATAGCTTTGGTTGCGCCCTGAATGCTTCGATGCGCTTGCAGGCATCGCGATAGTAGTCGGCATCCAATTCAAAACCAACGTAGTCGAAGCCCATTTCCTCAAAGGCGATCAGGCTTGATGCACTGCCTACGTGGGTATCAAGTATCAAATCGCCTTGCTTGGCGTACTTCATACAAAAATGGTACAGCTCGGGTGGCTTCTGATTTGGATGGAACTTACCCTTTCCGCAGTACGCTTGGGCACGGGCCATCCTGAAAGCCTTCGCAGGGGTGTCAAACGAAGTCCACGCCATCTCAAACTCGCTACCGTTGCATTCCTGCATCTTGTCCCAAATTAGCCAACACCGAGACGCGGGGAGCCAATCTGCAAAGTAGTTACCACCCCAAATGATCTGATTGCGCGAAACCCGTAAAACCTCAGTGAAATACTCACGAGAGGGCCGTTCGGCATCCCAATCCTTCTTTGGTCTATCAATCCAATTCTTTTTATCATTCTTTTTCCCCCCGCTTGTCTTTGCGAAATCAATCCCATACGGAGGATCGACTATCGCCAAATCGAAGTGCTTATCAGGGTAGCTAGGCAGTCCCGTTTCTGGATTCATGCAGTCGGCGTTTAGGTAGATCATGGTTTTCAATCGTCAAATGACCACAGCACAAGCAAAACAGCAGGCACGTAAGCCACAAACGTAGCATCATTGACCACGGCGGCAAAGATGATCGCGGCGGCGGATCCAAGTTTGATGAATCCGATGTAGGGTTTCAAAACGCTTTCCCGTGTTTGTACGGACGCATTGCATTATAGCGCATTTTGGCGGCGATATGCGCTTCCAAATCGATGCCCATTCCCTCGCACAAGTCAAGGCAACGGATCACCGTGTCGGCGATCTCGTCTTCGAATGAGTTTTTGATAGACACTTCAAACAGCTTTTTGTACGTTTCGGGATCGGTGATCGACAAAACCGAATTCACGTCACCGCGCGGCGTGTAGTGGTTTTTGCGGATTGCCTCGCAAGCCTCGGACACCTCCGAATGAATCAGCAGCAAACGCGATTCGATAGACGGAGCGGGATCATAAAACCCCTTGTTTTTTGCATTTTGATAGGCTGCAATTGCCGTTTCTTTGATGTTCATAATTTAGAATTATCGGTAAAATACGTGAAATTTCTAACCTTTGCCGCCTCACTAGGCCGTTCCAGCCATCGCCAATCGTGGCGGGCGTTGCGTTTCAGGTGCATGCGATTGGCGGGTGCTTTGATGCGTGTTGATAGTGCATTCATGGGTTTGCCTCCTTTCCTGAGCGGCGATTCCATGCGGCGATTGCGCCCTCTTTACTTGGCATGTCAGCCCACATACAATGCGAACCAATACAATCATCATCGTCACAGAATGCACTATGAATCTTTTCCGATGCCCCCTCAACTGCCAAAAACTCAGTTATTGCCTTCCCCCCACAAAATGGGCAAGGCAGCAACCCGTTTTCATCGGCCACGGGTTCGGGCGACGGTGACGGGTCGAGGAATTGTGGCCCCCTGAGGCTATCAATCATGGCATCAAACGAATCAAACGCACCGCGATCAAGAATGTTGTATTTGCCTTCATTTAGCGTGATTACATGAAAATTCATCGGCCACGTCGAAACTATCACGCCTTTTCCACTATCCAAAAGCTCTTTCAGCCTCTCCCGACCTTGCGGGGTTGCTGCGCTTGTCCAATTGTAGCTCATGGCCTTTGTGATTTGAGATCCGAACCGAACACGCCATTTCGCAAAATCCGAGCCGATGAAAGTGGCGGGCGCGTCTTGAGTTTCTTGCCCGATTTTGGCGGGTTCACCGTCAAGTCATCCTTGACGATGATTTTTCTCATCTTTTTCATTTCCTTGGTGTTAAAAGTTCAACAATCCTATCCAATAGTGCCGCCTTGCGTTGAAGTTCGGCTAAGTCGTCGGGGGCGATGGCCATAAATGCGGGTTGGTGGTCGGGTTCATACTTTGGAACAACCATCGCCGAACTGCCATAGATGCCGCCTTTGCCCCTGAATTCGACTTGATGCGTATCGGTTGACGTGTAGACGGGGTTTTGGGTAAGTACAACTCTACGGTGACCGCTTGCATCGTGTGCGCAATTGTTGCAAAGCGGTGCGCCACAAACAAGGCTACCCGTCGAAGGGCATTCGCCCGTCGCTTGATCGCCACAAGAAACGCACCGTTCCGCGCTGTGCTTTTTGCAAAATCTGCCGTGGCAATCCTTTCCACAAGGCCCAATCCACGCAAGCGAGTATGTGCATTTATCAGCCATTGCCCACCTCGCTTTCTTCATCCGATTTCCGCAAATGATCGCCGATCAGTTGATAAACAGCCGCTAATGCCTCGATGGATATGCACACCATCGTGTTTCTAATTCCGTCTTCATCCCAACACTTGATGGGCAACTCTTCGCCTTCTACAAGATTCTTTTTGAAATGCAAGAACGCTTGAGGCTTGTCGCTGATTGCGACGGTGACAACCGCACCACTTGTCAGCACGGTTGATTTTGCGATTGCTTTAGCCATTGGTCACCTCGCTTTCTGCCAATGCGTTTAGTTGGGCAATCATCTCCTCAAGTTTTTTTCCAGCATCAAGCACGGCAACCGTGACGTTTGGGCATTGTTCGCCGTTCCAAATCGACACACAGCCCGTTGGTGAAAGGTGGCATATTGACGCAACGGGCAAATGACCATCCTCAATAAATGCCCAACTAGAAAGCAGCCTAACACCTGTTTGGATGTTTACAAACTCAATGCTGTCATTTGTTTTTGGGAACGGAATGACGCGCATCCACCTTTGAATTTCTGTCTCATTCATACTCATTCAATTAATTTTTACAAACCTAGAAAACATTTTGCGAATATCCAAATAAATCGTAAGTTTGTGATATAATTTAATTTAACATGAGTACAGAAATTCAAAATCCACCATTGATCTACGGCCAAATGGTTGCCATTTTGCGCGAAATTACCCACATTGGCAAGGACAAAGAGAACACCCAACAGGGTTTTAACTTTCGCGGCATTGACCAAGTAATGAATGAGCTGCATGGCTTGTTTGCAAAGCATGGTGTTTTCGTAACGTCGAAAGTTGTTTGGGGAACACGCGAAGACAGAACCACCAAAAACGGCGGCAATCTGATTTATTCAGTGATTGACGTGGAATTTGCATTTTACGCAACAGATGGAAGCCACGTATCAAGCACGACGCGCGGCGAAGCTATGGACAGCGCAGACAAGGCCACGAACAAGGCGATGAGCGTGGCCCTGAAATACGCGTTACTGCAAGCGTTCATGATCCCAACGGAGGAAATGAAAGATCCCGACGCGAACACCAACGAACCAAAAGCACGAAACACGGCGACAACAACGGCAAAACCAGAACTTACAGCCGACGCATTCGAGAAGTGCAAAGAGGCGGCGGCATGGTTTCAGGAAACTGGCGACGAGGCCAAAAGAAAGCAAATCCAAACGGTTTTAGCAAAGTACAACATGCCTGACAGTTGGTACTATCAACTTGAGGCATCAATCAAATAAGGCTATGGGATATTCAAAAGACACTTTTTTACAATTTCAACAAGAACAAGATGGAAGATTTGAATTTGACAGAGATGAAGCCATTCGACGTGTACAAGAACACGAACGATGGGATTTTGAACGCGCTGCAAGCGGCGGCGCATTGTCGGAAAATGATGGCAGCATGGGAGGCTTGTTACAAGTCCATGCAGGGGATGATCTTGGATCAGATACAAGCCTACGGTAAGGAAAAGCCGCAACTTTACGGATGCACATTTGCATTGTCATCAACGGGCAACCGTTACGACTACTCGAAAGACGCGCATTTGTCGGCGATTGAATCGGAATTGAAGGAGCGTAAAAAGTTGCTTGATTTGGCATCCAAAAGCGGAAATATCCAAATCGTTCCCGACACGGGCGAAGAGATACACCCGTTGCCGATCAAGTCCTACGCATCCACCACTATCGTGATCTCGATCAAACAAAACGAGTTCGCCGATGGCATTGCACAACCCATCTATTCCGAACCGACCGATGAAGATCGACAGCGAGAGATTGACCTTTTTAACAGCAAGGCCCAATGAGCTTCAATGAAAAACAATGGCAGCGGCATATCGCTGAGCAAGATCAAAGGCTTACAATCGAGGCCAATCGAGACAAAGCCAAGCACGATGCGGGCAAGGTTGGCCCCGAAATCAAAACACACGATCGGCTTGCGGAACTTTTGGAGGCAAAGCGGGCTGTGTATTGGAATAGGTCTGTTGTTCCCGTCGCGGTGGTGATGAACTTGCAGTATTCGCTTGTCTGCCACTTGCTCAAAAATGGGTATTTAAAGGAATACGACCCGAAAGGAGGATTCAAGAAATGATCCTAGACCACGAAGCAAGGAAGTCCCGTATCGGGGCTTCCGAGGTGGCTGCTATCCTTGGCCACAACGAAAACATGAGTCCCTTAGACGTTTGGCTTGTCAAGACGGGGCGCAAGCCTCATTTTGAAGGCAATGAGCATACACGCAGGGGCAATCGTCAGGAGGCACAAATTTTGGAATGGTTGGCTGAGGATTTGGGGCTGGAAATTATCACCAATTGCCCGACACTGCATCACCCTGACGGATTGGCGGCGGCTACGCCCGACGGATTGCTTTACAAGTTGGATCGTAACCGATTTGAAAGCGGCGAGACCTTGATGATGTTTAGAGACATTGCAAAACCCGAGCTTGCAGAAGCCAAAAGCACCCTAAAAACGATCCGATCCGAGGAAGAAATTCCGTTGACGTGGCTGATTCAATGCCAATGGCAGATGCTTTGCACTAGGCTAAAGAAATGCCATCTGGCAATCTTTGGCCCGATGGTCAGCAACTACCAGCGGTTTGAAATAAACTTCAAAGAGCCGTTGGCCTTGGAACTTTTGCGCCAAGCTGAGGAATGGTGGCAGGTGCATATCGTCGGCGACAAGATGCCGGAACCAATCAGTGACGATGATTGCAAATTCCTTTGGCCGACCGACGATGGCAGCACCATTGAGGCAAGTCAGCCGCTTTACAAAGCCATTGCCAAATATCGCGACCTGAAATCCATTGAAAAGCAAACAAAGGCCCAACTCGAAGACCTACGTTTAAGGATCGTTTTGGCGATTGGCGGCGCAAAGTCAGTCAGGTATTCGGGCCAATTTATTGCAAGTTATTCAACCGATAAGCGCGGCCAACGGTCGCTGAGAACATGAAATACACCGACATCATCGCCGAAAGGCACGACATTTTAGAGAAAATCCTAAAGCTGAAAAGGCAGTTGAAGGAACTTGACCGCCCGATTGTGGAGCAACTGGCAACGGCAGAACCTTACTGCCATTATCACAACCCGATCGAATCGGCTGCAAATGAGGTTCGTAAAATGCACCTGAAACACGATCCTGCACACTTGAAAAATTTGTTGAGATGATCTACTTATTCATCGACACAGAAACCACGGGCCTCGGAAAGTCCGACGTGGTTTTGCAGTTGGCTTACATTGCCACCAATGCCGACGGAATCGAAGTCCTTGAGAAAGATGCAACGTTTGCCCACGAATTTGACTATGAAATCCATCCAGAGGCCGCGAAGGTGAACGGACTGACAAAGGAAATAGTCAAGGCCAAAGGTTATTGGCCACCGAGCATTGAGAGAACTTTGCAGATGTTGCATACGTTGGCAAAATCCATGTTTGTCGTCGGCCACAATATCGACTTCGATCTTCGATTGATCCGCCAAACGTGCGAACGTTACGGCGTAGAATTCCCTGCAACAGTGAACACCATTTGCACCAAAAAGGCAGCGCAAAAGGCAAAGATTCCCGCAAAGTTGGGCGACTTGCACAACCACCTATTCGGCAAAGACTTCGACGGAGCGCACGACGCACTTGCAGACGTAAAAGCAACCGCCAGATGCTTTTTTGAACTGAAAAGGCTTGGATTGTTGTGATTTTTTTGTAGATTTGTAGGAGAAAATTAAGGCCACCAACACGGTACCAGTGTGTTGAATGGTTTGTAAAACATACGCCCCTTTGGAGTTCAGCTGGTACCTGACCCATTGGGGCTAATTTTTTGAGAAAAATTTATGGGATACATCGAAAAAACGTACATCCCTGACGATCCAGAATCCGACAGGATGATTGTCAGAAATGCAGAAAAGGGTATTTTTGTAACATTTGAGGGCGGCGACTATTGCCAAGGATTTGCATTACTAAGCCCGACCGAGGCCCGCGAATTGGCTGAATTGATTTTGAACGTAGCAAACGAATGGGAAAATGAAAATACCTGAATTCATCCCCTTCAAGTTTGGCAAGTTTGAATCTAACCTCCAACGACGCCTCGGTGTTGTCGGGATTGGTCGTTGGGCATTGCTGCGTAAGGCGGTAGGCGAAACTCCAAATCTTACCATCGACATCAACGACATGATCGACCGCGAAACGCTGGAGCTTGACCTCGGATGCACAGCCGTTGAGCTTGTCGAGTTCCTTGAGTATTCCGCCGACCGTCGGGCAATTGACCGCGACCTATACGAGGCGGGAATAATCTGGATTGAGGGACTTGAAGACGATTTAAAGTCGTTTTATGGTGCAGGAAAGCGACCAATTCCGAAACGTCCCGCCATCTTTCGGAAAAATTCCGAAACGTTGCCACATCTTTCGGAAAAATTCCAAGACGTTCAAGAAACTATCGGAATTTCCGAACACGAACGAACGAACGAACGAACAGAACGAAAGGAACGAACGAACGAACAGGCGTTCGAAGACTTTTCTCCAATCACAAAACAGATTCAGGAGTGGGCGGAAACGTTCGGCACAATCGGCAACCGATACAAAACCGAACCCGCATATCTTGAATCGTTCCAACTTCTTAAAAACGAGGGCAAGACAGCAACCGAGGCCCATGAAATCCTTAAAGCGGCGGCGGCAAAGGATCGGGTTTTCTGCATCGCCACAAAACGAAAACGCAAAGACCCCCACTCATGGCTGCAAAACCGCGACTGGTCACGCGACTATGACAACGAAATGAAACTTTACAAAGAGGAAAATCAAGAAACTGCAAAAGGAGGAATTCAAAATGGAGCATCAAAAAACCACAGAGACGCAGCCCGCGAATATGCCAACGCTGCAAAACGACACGCAGAGGATTCAGGCCTATGAACGGTTCACGCCAATTGTTGACCAAAAAGATGCCCGCGAAACGATCACCACGGCACTGTTGGCCGTTTGGGTGAATGCCCGCATTGAGATCATGCAGATGGACGTTTCGATTGTTCCGGTCAACTCCAAGGAGGAATTCGGATTGATCGAGCGAATCGTCAAGCAGTACGGCACGATCACCCCTAGCGAGTTCGCCGAATGCATCCGTCTTGCTGCAATCGAAAAACAGCGCGCACTTTCAAGCGGGCAGGCCTCGTTTCCGAAGCTTTACGCAGCCGATTTTGAGGAACAAATCCAAAAACTGACCCTCAAAAAGCTGAAAGAGAAGGAAAACGCCCTGGAATTGCCAGCCAACACGGGCGGGAATGAGTTTTGGGGCGAACCAGCCGAGGCATTGGCCCGCGAATGGCCGAAGATTGCAAAGCAAACAAAAGCCGTTCAGCAGATTTCGCCATCGTTGAGGGATCGCTTTTGGTTGGGTGGTTCGGAAAATCAACGGGCGGCGGCGGTAGGCATGTTGCGGCAAATGGTGCAGGAGATGCGCGAGGCTGACAAATGGGATCAAAAGCAGGTGGATTGGTCGGCGTTGGCAATCTTTCAGGCCGAATACCGACTAGCCTATCCAAAATTCGACCGACTAATTGAATCGCAGATGGAATGCCCAATGAAGGCAAACGAGGTCAACGAACTACGCGACCGCACCCGATGGAAGATTCAGCAAGTGACCGAGGTTGGCGGAGAATGCGGCAAATTGACCGACTTTCCAGACGCGCAAGATTGCACGTTTTGCGCGATCATGGATGCATACGGCAAATTCAAAGGAGATTTTTAACCCCAAAAATGAGTGAGATATGAAAACCCAAAAAGAGTATCAAGTGGCCGCAAAGGCAGAAATCATCGCCAACGGTGGCAGATCGGTCGGCGTATTGGCAGAACTTGCAAAACAGGGATTGACCATGCACGACGGAACGCACCTTCCAAGGATTGCCCGACTGTTTTGCACCACGACCGATGCAGTCAGGAAGTGCGCCGAGCGACACGACGAGCTTTTGCATTTCAACCAAAAGCAAATGAAACAGATCGAAGCGATGCGGATTCAGATCGTTGAGCTGAAAACGAGGCTTGCACAGGGAATCGGCATTGAAAACGAAGTCAGGGTTTGGGATATGACCAAAGAGGAATTTGCGCAATACCTCAAGGAAACTTGGCACGAACCCGAATTTTTGGAGACGGTTGGTAGGAAATGAAAAAGGGGCGCAAGCCCCTCTTTCACTTCAATTTAAACCAAAACACTATGAAAAAACCTATCCTTTTTGCGCGGCTACGATTTTGCGGATGTCAATTCCCATCGATTCGGCAGTCTCCAATTCTGCCAAAAGCTGGGTATGTTCGACCTTCAAAGATTGATATTTCGTGTTTGTAGTCACCTGCATATTGCCCTTTGTGGAGCGACCGTGGCCGATAGTCGGGATGCAAGACAATTTCGCCACACCTGCAACGGTGAACGAATCACCGTGTTTGGTCATGGCGTTGATGATGTCGCGGTAGTTGTCCTCTTTCATCAAATCCAAACCAATCGCAAAGGCCACAAATGCCGAGGCGTTTGGGAAGTTTATCGGAATCCCAGCGAGAACCATTTTCGTCAGTTCGTGGTGGCTCGGCGTGTCGGTTGCATCCGATGTCGGCCATTCGACCAAAATCCTGTTTTTTGTTTTGTCGGATTCGGTGGTGGCCACCAACGTAGCACCGCAAGCAAGCCGATATTTTTGCTCAGTCCATTCGGCGGCGATCCGCTTTTTACCCAAGCGCCTTTGAATCGAGGTGAAATACTTCACCACTTCATTCAGGTTTTCGAAGCGTTCTGGGCGCGGTTGCTTCGGCGGCAAGTTTTCGAGCCGTTCACGAATTGCCTCCACGTCCCATTGGGCAAGGATGCTGAAACTTTTGGGGTTTTTGATGAACAAACGCGCGCGAATCCCCGCAACACGGGAAGGCCCGTAAATCTCAATCATGCCGCTTTGAATTTTCTTTGCCATGTCGCAAAGTTGAAGATAATTTTGCGCGTTTGCAAATAGGTTGTAAATTTGACGTATGGCAAAGGTGGAAATTAAAGTCAGCGGCGAAGAAATTGAGCACGTCGAATTTTGGCGCAAGGCTTTGTTAAAGCGTTGCCCCGAATTGTCGCCCGCGACGGACGCAAGCAAGGAGGGCAAGCGTTACGTCGTTACTTTGTCGGAAATTACCCAACTTGAAAAGAAATGATCCAAGGACTAATAATTGGCTGCGCTTTCTGTTTCGTCTTTGGCGGCTGTGTCGGGTGTTACATTGGCATTTGGATGACCGAGCGGCAACACGCGAAGGAACGTAAGGAGCGGCAACGCATCGCCGACCTAGTGAAAGCGGCAAGGATTGACCAACAACACAGGAGGGTTGCGCCATGATGCCCGTACTCTTGACATTGGCCGCAATCGCTGTTTTGTTCGGCTGCATTTGGGCGGTTGGCGTAGCTTTGCAGGGGCAAGTGTTCGATCACGAAGAAATCCGTAGGAGAGAGGCGGAATGGGAGGAAATGGAATGAATGCGATGCAAAAAGCTTTTTCCGAGATCGGAATCTTTCAAAAGAAAGAAGAACGCGAACGCCTTGGCATTATTTCGAGGCGCGGCACGGTTGGCGATGTCGAAGGCATAAATCCAATGATGCCGATTTTTGGTCAATGGATCAATCAGTTGCAGCGTCCCGAAATCAACATTGATCGTGTACCCAAAAAGCTAACCCCAAAGGAAGCAAGGGAGCGAAAGGATGCAAATAGTCGGCTAAAGTGGGTCAACAAGAAGCCAGCCCCAAAAGAGGCTGTCGCTGTTGCTGTTCCGCAAGTCCACGAAAAAACCTATTGCAGCGTTACGGGAAAGCGGCAATACACCATCGCGGGTGCAAGGCGCGCGCTTCAATCCACCATTGATGCGAATCATAAAAACGTCCCTATTCGGATGTATCAATGCGATCACTGTGGAATGCAACATTTGAGCAGCAAGAAATGAACCCCCACCAATACCGCCAACTGAAACGCCTCTACGATGCCCGCAACAAGGGCAACAATGAGCGCGACGCATATCTTCGGGCGTTGGTGGTTCACAAGATCACCGAGGATGAACTGAAAAAGGAAATTGAAACTAGGGAGGTGAAATGACACTTGAAGAAAACCCGCAAGCCGCAGCCGATTTGGCACTTTCTAAATTTCAGCAACAAAATGCTGTGTTTCATGTTCGGCGTTCCATCAATGGGCTTCGATCTGTTTTGAATTACGAGGGGCGAGGCTCGCTTGAGCTTCCATTTTTGGGAGTTCCGACGATGTTTCATTTTGATCTTCGAAATGGAGGGATGCGAATTTGGACAATTGACCAACTTGGAAATGAGATTGAAATATGAGCGAAAATAAGAAGCTCACAGCGAAGCAAGAAGCGTTCTGTCGTTACTATGTCGCCAACGGATTCAATGGCACACAGGCGGCTATAAAGGCGGGCTATGCTGAAAGCGGTGCGGATGTTGAGGCGGCGCGATTGCTAGGTAATGCTAGGGTGGCTGAGTACATTGAAACCCTCAAGGCTCCTTTGGTCAAAAAGACCACGATCACAGCCGAAAAACTTGCTCAAATGGTAAGCGATTGCCTTGAATTTGACCTAACAGAGTGGTTCGATGTTGGCCCACATGGCCAGCTTTTACTTCGTTGCGCCTTGTCGGAATTGCCCGAACAGGTACGCAAGGTGATGATTCAGGGATTTAAGCAAACCAAGTTCGGCGTGGAGGTCAATTTGGTAAGCAAGCAGTTTCTTTTGGACATGCAAGCCAGATTCCTGAGCATGTACAAGGATCAGGTGAAAGTCACCAACACCTACGAAACGAAGACCGACGACGACATCGAAAACGAGTTGAAGGAATTGGAGGGCAAGTAGTGGCCGAACTAACCCGTGAACAAAAGATCAGGAAAATCGAATTGCTCAAGGAACGCAATCGGCGGTATCCTGTTCGGCCACGTCCTGAAAACAAACCCCAAACGCTTGCCATTTCGACCTATGCCGATTGGTTGTTCTACGGAGGGGCGGCGGGTGGTGGCAAGACCTATCTAATCATCATCCTTGCACTTACCCAACACAAACGAAGCTGCATCTATCGCAGAACCTACAAACAAGGCTTACAAATCCGCGACACGTTGCACCGAATTGTAACGGCAGCGGGCGGCGCGTCACGTCACGACAAGACCGAGTTTGAACTAAATGGCCGATTGGTGCATTTCCGTTCGCTGGATCATTGGGACGCAGTAGAGGGATTGATGGGCAACGAATACGACTTGATGGCATTCGATGAATGTACCCAATTCCCTCAAATGTGGATTGATTACCTATCAACCTGGAATCGTTCACCAGACAAGGCTCAGCGATGCCGCATGGTTTTGACATCCAATCCGCCAACTAGCAGCGATGGCGCGTGGGTAAAATTGGCGTTTGCAAAGTGGATTGACGATCGACATCCAAATCCTGCAAAGAGCGGTGAAATGGCCTACTTTGTCAACGTCGAAGGGCGTTTGATTGAATGCCCAAACGGTGAACCCGTGGAAATAGATGGGCAAATCAGACACCCGCACACCCGCATTTTCATCCAAGCCAATGCCCTAGATAACCCCGATTTGGGCGAACGGTACTACAACAAACTGGACTCTTTGCCCGAAGCGTTGCGCCGTGCTTTCAAGTACGGTGACTGGAAAGTCATGGACATGGACGGTGCGAATCAGTTTTTCCCGTCGGCGTGGGTGGAGGCGGCTGTTGATCGTGCGCGAACAATGCCCGACGGTTTGCCGATCAGGTCAATCGGTTGCGACGTTGCGACCGTGGGCGATGAATCAGCGCAGGCCTACTACGATGGGAATCGAATCGTTGAAATCGTTGCGGTTAAGGGGTTGCTTACGTCAGATGGTCACGGCTACAATGCATGGCTAAAGGCTTCAATCATCGAGCGGTTGTTGCCATTCATCCCAAAAATCGGCATTGACCCGATATTTGGCAGCGCGTTCGATATTTGCAAGGAAGATCCATTTTATCAGGGCAACGTCCAGCCAATCCACTTTGGAGAGGCAGCAAACGCAATGAGCGACAACGGCATGTTGGACTTGCCTATCGTTAAGGTGGCTTTGTATTGGTACTTGAGAACCCGACTAGACCCCGATGGAGAAAACCCGATGGGCATTCCCGATGATCCCTCACTAATTGCCCAATTCAAGGCTATAAATTACCGTGTGGACGGGCGCAAGGTGGTACTCGAAAAGAAATCAGACATGAAAGAGCGCGTCGGATTCAGCCCAGACCGCTTGGAATCCTGCATCTACGCAATTGCGCACGAAATCCTTCCCGGTGCTGACCCGTTGGCGGCGATGTATGGCTAACGAAATTTTCGCTACATTCGCAGCATGAGCAAAGTCACGCGACTACTTGCCCGCATGGTGGGCGCATTCTTTTACACTTTGGCGGTGGTGATCTTCACGGCCAAAGGCTCGTTCGTTGAAGGTCAAAAAGAAATAGAAGAAGACAATGGACAGAATTGAACGAGCTAAGGCAGCGTTGCGCAGCCATAACGAATCCACAAAGGCGGTCGGCGGATGGGGCGGCAACGTGACAACCCATTGGGGCGGCGCGGCAAACAATCCGCTTTTGCAAGTCATCGGCGATCCTTGCGAGTACAAGCAAGACCCACGAATAAAGCTGCCTAGCTATCGGGCGTTAACCAAAGCCCTTTCGATCATTCAATTGGCGATCAAGACCCACGCCGACTTCATTGGTACGCCGAAGATCGTTGAAGGCAAAGGAACCAATAGCAAACAAGCCGTGGCCGTACTCGAAAAGTTTTGGGCGGAAACCCCAATACACGGCCAATACATCAATGACATTTCCGCCGACCGTGGGCTTGAGTCGTTCACGGCATTGGTCATCCCCGAAACATTCCGCAACGGCAGCATCTTCTTCCAACTGATGCGCGGCGACACGTTGCCAAAGTCACCAATCACGGGTTTGAGGCTGTTTGATAGCTCCAAATTCGACTACGTTATCAATCCCTCCGACCTTGAGCGGGTTGTTTTGCAATACACCGCACCGACAAACGTGATCGATGTAACGGCGGCAATGGGCATTAATGAGCTACATTTTGCCCGCAATGCTGACTTCCCGTGGGGTTTGCCGATTGCATACGGTGCCGAATTGTACGCTGAAAGGTGGATTCGGGCGTTGATTTCATACGTCAATGGCACGATCAGGAAGGGCGATCCGATTGGTATCACGTTGATCGGATTTAAAGCACCTCCGAGGGGTGTTATGATCGATCAAAAGGAATACGCAGCAGAGGCGGCGCAGATGGTAGCCAATACGCAAACGCTGAAATCTACGCACCGTGAAGCGATCCAAAAGCAACGTACGACCAATCAGCCACAGGATGAGGTGCTAGTCTTGCCGGGCGACGTGTCGATGAATTCGACCTATTACGGCGCAGGCATTGACCTACCGCCAAACTTCAAAGACCTTGCTGACGTGCTTTTGCAGGGCATAGCGTCGGCGTTGGGTGTTCCGCCTTCATTCCTTGGTTTGTCGCAAGGGGCAAGTGGTGGCTTCAGCGGCGAACTGTTCAAGATTCAAAAGGAATCCATGAAACGCACCGCCGACGGAGAGCGGCGCATGTTGGAACAGAATTGCCTACGCCGAATCTGCGATCAGGTGTTGAGGGACAACAAGATCATCGTAACGCCCGACGCTTACGGCTTCGAATGGGATGAGGTGGACACGTCAGACGAAAAAGTTGAAGCCGAAACGCGCAAGATCAACGCAGAAGCCACGGCGATTGAGTTGTTAAACATCACTGACATTTCAACGACATTGAGCGGCGTAAAGAATCCTGCAAATGCGTTGAATTACTACCTTGATGAAATTGATCGCGAAGAATGGAAGGTCTAAAAGCCCTGAACGCATTCGAACGCCAAAACCTTGAATCAGTCGCAACGGCGCGACCGCTACGGGCATCCAATCCCAAACGGAGCGGCAAGATGGAGCGCATCATGCAGAAGGGAATGCGCGAAGTGGCTGACTTGCATATTCAGTTTCTAGGCAAGTGCATAGAGGCGATTGGTTCGTCTTTGGCTTATGCGCGATCCACGGCTAAATCAGTCGCCGTACACCCGCGCGATTGCGAATGTTGCACAACCGAGCGAACCAAGCGCGGGCCGAACCCGTTGGAGATCAATTTTGCCGTCGATACCAAGATCAACCAAGCCGCTCAGCAGCTATTCAGTGACTTGTGGGGCACGACCGACATCAATGCACAAACACCGATTCAGCGAACGCTTTACGAGTTGGTGCAAGAGGCATTGGCCGACGGTTACGCGCAAGCGGAAACAGCGTGGGAGAAACGAGCCGCAAAGGATGAAGCGTGGGCGGCTGCGAATCCGTTTCCTGCATCTCCGATTAAGCCAACCGCCAACATGCGATGGCTGCAACAGATTCAAGAACGGGGATTTACCAACGTCAGGGATAAGGTTTTTCAGCAGCTTACACCCGACCTAAAGCAATCCATTTACGAGCAGGTTGCAAGCGGTCTTGATGTTAGGCAGATCGCCGAAAACCTGTATTCATCCTTTGGAGCGGGCGGTGTTGTCGGGCCATTCACAACGGGAAGCGGCTATCTTTGGCAGTGGCAACGATTGGTAAGAACTGAGGCACATAACGCCGTATTTCACGCCAATAATGAAGAATTCCTAGACACGGGCGCGGTTGCTGTTCGTTGGTCAAAGGCCACGAATTCATGCAAAATCTGCGATGGCATAGCGTCGTTTAATTCGGGATATTACCCAATAACGAGCATTCCGGAACCACCGCACCCGAATTGTAGATGCTCGACCAACCCCGTGTTTAATTTGCCGAAGGGGATAACGGTGTAGGTATTTTGGGGCTAACAAATTTACAACTAAACCCCAACATAACAAGCGAATCCCAATAAAACCCCAAAATCCTTTCTACTTTCGCAGCAATGGCAATGAAAGTCGCTTATCGTGATTGGATGGAACACGTCGCAATTGACGGAGCAAAGCGCGTCGGCAATACCCTCGTTTTCGATCAAGCCAAAACCGAGCAGGAAGTAAAAACCCTGTTCAATAAGGCAGGGCGCGACAACGAACTAGGCCTTTCATTGGATCATAAAGCGGTAAGCGGGGACGAATTGGCAATGTTGAAAAGCCAATTTCCAAACCTCAACTTCGATTCAGGCAAGGTATTCAAGTGCGTTGCCGCGAATACCAAGCTTGACCGCGACGTGGAGCAATTCAGCCGCGAAATCCTTGAGTTGTTCGCCAAACAGATCAATGCCAAGCCCGTCACGCTGATGTGGCAACACGACCGCGAGACCCACGGCTTAGGTCGGATGTTCGGAGCGTCGGTCAACATTTCGCAAGGTGGTCAGGACTTTGATTTGGTTGCCCATATCCTTGTATCAAACGAGGCCCGCATTCCCGACCAAGGAGAGCGCAAACTTGCACCCGCTGTTGAAGATCAGTACGTGACCGACGTATCGATTGGATTCAGGGCATGGGGTGAGTACAAGGAGGTAATGGTGAACGGCGAAAACCGCTATATCTACACCTACGGAATTTACCCCGAAAGGCCCGAAACAAAGGACGCATACATTCGGGAAATCTCCTTTGTGGACTTTGGCGCACAAGTCGGGGCGCAAACCTTCAAGGCTGCAAATCATCAAATTGAATTCATCAAAGAGAATAAAACAATGACTAAAACAGTGAATATCGAAATCGGCGGCGTTCAACACGCCATCGAAATCGAAGCCACGGGCGACGCGATCACCGTCAAAGGTGTTGAGGTTGCCCAACTGGCTATCAAAACCGCGACCGACGCAGCTACGGCCAAAATTGATGGGCTGCAAAAGTCGGTTGATTTGTTTCGCGCACCGATTGAGGCTGACGTAGTGAACGCCAAAATTGCAGGATTAGACACAGAAACCGTCAAATCCTTTGCACCTGAAAAGCTCATTGCTACCGCGCAAGAAGTGGCTAAGGTTGTGACTGTAAAGCAGCCAGAGCCAGAAAAAGCCAAACCCATTCACGATTTCTCACAACTTCAACACTAAGGAGCTATGAATACCAACGGAGGGCAACGCCCTAAGACTTTGGGCCTGTGGAAATACAGCGCGCAAACGATCAATGAAAGCAACTTGCCGACACTCGCATTTTCGGCGGCTGTCAGCTACTCAGGTGCAGCGGCTGCGCAAAAGTATCTAGACATGCAGGATCAAACGCAGTGGGTTTGCTCAGGCATCCCTCAGTTGTTTGTGAACCATTTGGGTATCTTGACCACCGACACCCTCGACGGTGCGCTTGGATCATTCCGCGCCTACTGGCAGGGCTACTTGAATATCCTGAGCAGCGACACCCCCGGACTCGGTGATACCCTATATTGGGATGCAACAAACAAGCGACTCACCACCACGGCAAGCAACCACAAAAAGGCGGGAACCTGCATGAGTGCAACGCTTACGGTGGTCAGCACTGCCGTACTTGGTAGCTTGCCCGTCGGCTCATGGGTCAACGTCTTCATTCATCCAATGATCTAATCGAGGGAAAATAAAATGAACTTGAAACAATTCAACAGCGTGGGCCATACCCACCACGACGACGAAGCCGCCCTTGTTTGGAACGAACGTCGCAAGGCAATCGCCGCCGCAGTTTTTGCATCGGCCATTATTGACCCAAAGGCAGCAGCCGAGGCCGTTCAAAACTTGATCGGAGACGACAAGGAAAAACGCGCCAAAACCATTGAGCATTTGTGCAAGGCAGCGATGTCAATCAGCGACAGCGATTTGGGCCGTGTCAACCTCGTCACCGAGCGTTACAAGACAGTGACATCCGCCGTTATGCCAATGCTCGGAACGACCGTGCAGGTGTTCACAAATCTCGCAGACGAGCGCAACCTCGACATGCAATGGCGGCAGTGGTTTGGCGTTGATGCCCTGCAAGGCGGCTTGAAAGGCAGCTTGTTCGACATCCTTAACAATGTCGTTGGCTACGAATTGAACGCCGACACCGACGACATCCCCGCATCCGATTTTATGTCGGCAACGTGGGCCGCAATTTTGCCAGAATACAAGGGTTCGCGGGTTCGTGTGAGCCGTGAAATTCTGCAAAAAGACCCAATGACCACGATCAATGGGATTGTGGTGGCGATCCGCTACGCCTTGGAAGTGCTGAAAAGCCAATTGGCATACACCGCAACACAAGCAGCGATTACCGCCGCCAACGGCGCAGGCTACACAACCGCCTACACTTCGTCAAGCGTTCCCTTGACGATCAACGCAGGTCGTTTGGCCCTGTTTCAGCGCAATTTTGACCGTGGTTGGAGCCTTGACGGAACCACCCCCGCGATCCTTGTCGCAAACGAGGCCCACCGTGGCATCATTGAGGCAGCTTTTACGCTGACCACCAACACGCGCACGGAAAGCGCAAACGGTACGGTTATCGTGCAATATCCTATCACAAGGGTCTACACGTACAACCTCGCCGCCGACCTTGGAATCAGTGGATCGAAAGCCGCTTTGATCTTGCCAGCGCGCAAAAACCGCTACGGTATTTTCAAGGATGCAAGCATTGAGAGCTACTTGCGCCAAGAAAACAATGCTGTAGTAGTTGATGGCCGTGAAGGCTACAACTTCATCACAGATACCCAATCGTATCAAGTTTTGACAATCGCTTAATGTGAAACAAGATGGCAATCGAGACAATTAACGGCGTAGCACACGCCAAGCAGATTTTGAAGGATGCAGGTGTATTGATGCCCTTTGACAAGGGCTATCAGGCGCACATCGAAGCCAAAGCCAAGGCAGCAGAAGCCGCCGAAGCAAAGCAACTCAAGGAATCCAAGAAGTAATCTTGGCTCACTCATTCAGCAACAATAGGCCCGTCCGTCAAAAAGGCGGGCCTTTTTTCTAAAACAACATGGCACGAAAAATAGCAATCAAGATTTTCACAGCCAAGGGCTACTGCGAAGTCACCGACTACGATGATGTATCATTCGTCATAAACAACACCTTTGGCACGGGAATGGGCGCGTTTTCCTTTGATTTCCCAAATGCGGCGGGGACAATCATGGGATTGACCGAGACAGCATCGCAACGACGCATTCAATTTGCATTCGATGAGGTTGCATTGTTTCAGATAAATGATGTGGATGTTGTTACACTTGACCTTTTTGAGATGAGGGATGCGCTTGCGCCCTATTTTTTTAGTGTAGGGATTGGTGGATTTAAATTTTACAAAGAGGTAGTTTTCACCAATTCCCAATTACTGAACAATCTCGATTGGAGCGGCGGCGCAAGTCCTTTGGTGGTGTTGCCCGCAATTGCCGACAGCTATTACAGCTCAATGCTATTTTGCCATGAATTGACCTACGCAACGGCGGCATTCACTAAGTCAAGTCAGCCGGGTTTTTATAGTCACGTTCCGGGAGCAGGTTCGGCGGCACTACTTGTAAGCCTTCCAGTCACTGCCCTGAATTATGCAGGGAATCGGGTTGTTCCAAATATTCAGCCCCAAATGTCATCTACGAACGTGATGCCGATCTACGGGGTGAATGAGCAAGTCATTTACAGGCTGGCAAACGCTGAAAATCAAACCGTCGGCGGCGGTTCGGTTAAAATCAAAGTTTGGTACAACATTGAACGCTTCGGATAATGCCAACCCAACTCACACAGCCAACAGGCTCCCAACTAGTACCCCTCGCACCAAGCGGGGCGGTGACGACATTGGGAACGTTGTCGGCGACGCAGATTGACGCAATCGTTGCAGCCGACACCGACAGCAACCCCGTTCGTGAGGCATGGACGCACATCGACGGGTTGGTCGGTCGCGCATTGACAACCGTTACATACCCATTTGCGTATCGGGCAATGATCGCGGCGTGTAGGTATGAACTTTTGGCCTATGACCGAGTAAATCAAGAAGGCATACCAAACACGCAAGGCGGTGGCATCCTGATTGAAGCCTACAATGACAAGATGGCGCGTTACGCCTCACAGGTGGGCGTAGAATTGCGTCAGCTTGGAATCTATTCATCGAACTACTTTGTTTTCCTACAAGCCACAGCCGAACGAATCGGCGGGGCGGAAGAAATTTTAATCACTGATTACAATGGCACGGACTGTTAATATAGCCCTCACAATTACGGGAACTGACACCACCAACGTCACGACCAATAGCAATATCAGCAATTTTGTTGAGCTGATTTTTCCATCCAAGGACAGCGCGCTTTTGGACTCATTCAACATCGAAATCCCTGCAAACACGGCGGCGACTTCGATCAAGTCACAGGCAGCGGTATTGGCAGGAGTGACCAACGTGCAATTCTATTTGTTCATCACCTACAACGCAGCAGAACCAACGAAAAAGGTTCAGGTAGTGATCGACGCAGCCGCAACCGTTGCCAACGATTGCGCGGCAGGCATCTACACAAGCACGATCACGCTTGCAACTACGTCGCTTGTCAACCCTTGCACGGTCCAGGCATTCTTTTACGAGGCATACTAATTCCCCAATGGCAGTAAACGACGGCAAAGCACTCAAGAAACTCGCAGCAGCGCGGGCCAATGTCGTCGTGGCTGCAAGGGAAGGAATCAAGGATGCGGGCGCGTTTATGCGAGAGAAGTTGACGGATGTTGTGTTGAATTCGGCGGGCCACGATCAAACCGTTGACCCGTCGCCACAGCCACCGCACCAACTATCGCAGGGGCGTTACGTGCGTAGGCGCAGGGGGGACTTGATTGGATCGGTTGCAATGGCGATCAAGTCGAATCAGGTTCGTATCTACATGCGAAACAGCCCCGCCACCTACTCGCAAAAGGTTCTCGATTGGTCACGCAAACGATACGGGCGCACGTTCATGACCATCGCAGTGCAACAATACGGCGGGGCAATCAAAACGATCTTTGCCCGTGGGATCAAAGAAGCCGTTGACGCAGCCGACAATGGCACACCTTATGCGTACCAAAACCATTACCCGATTTCGTGACCACCACCCAATCCATATCACCGAAAGTTACCCGCGACAACGCAGGTAACGGGCAATTCACCAGCGGCGGCGCGGCTTTGCTGTCACTGTTGGCGATTGGCGATATCGCAGTTTTTGAGATTGGATTTGTGGAGCAGGTCACGGGCTTGCAGACATTCGCGGCAAACACGACGGGAACGACGGGAACCCGAACGATTGCATGGGAATTCCGTTGGAAAAATTCAGGCGGCACGTTCACTGCATGGGCTACGCCTACCAATGTTGCACTAGCAGCCATTGCGCCCGATGAAGATTTGCCATTTTACATTGAGATTCGGGCAACACGTGGCGGGGCTGACGCAACTGGCATCATCGAAATCAACTCTTTCGCATTTGCGTACACCTACAACCCGCAAGCGGTCACGGGTTACGGGATGATTTCGCAGGAGAACTTGCACGGTGACACCATCGCTCTGTTCATTGCTATCATTCAGTCGTGGGTTTGGCAAGTATCGGGCGGCGATCACTATGACGTAGTTTACAAGCCCCGCGAATGGGTTTACAATACGGTCAAACCTACGATTTACCTGCATGGGTTGACCCAATTGGACACCGAGCAGCAGACGATCGGCACGATGCAAAAGAACGCCCAAATAAGCATCGGAATCAAGCCCGTGGTGAACAAAACGACGGGTTACGATCAACAGTTGAGCCGATTGTTGGCAATGTTTGACCCCTTCCAATACGGAAAAACTGAATTCGATTTCACTTTTAAGGGAGTCGAATACATCGCGGGCAAAATGGGGGACGTTGGTTTACAGATTTCGGCAACATCGGGCATGCAGGAATTTGAAGACCAATCAACGCAGTCGTGGTATCATGAATTCACTATCGGATTTTCCTTGAATTTTTATAATTTTGCTCACAGTTAACTAAAGAATATGGCAACTCAACGCACTTTTGCACCATCCAATCAGAATTCCAAGCTCCTTGCGTCATCCAAGCGCACTGAAGTTTACTTTGTGCCTTACGGTTCGACCAACGATTTAGGCGTGGCCCGATTCAGTGGGCGTAACGGCTTTTACAAGGGCACGACACCGACATTTGTGCAAGCTCAGTGCTTGCTTTGCTCAATGTCGGAACTTGCCGAGATTGGGATCACGATGGAGGGTGAGGAAAAAATCGTAATGCCGGGCAAGCGTGACGATACCCGCTACGATGGCAGCAGCTACTCGACAAGCATCACCCTCAAAGGCAACGCAATCGGAACCATGAAATTTATCTTGGGTATGAATCCAAGCGACAACGAAGCCATTTCATGGGGGCGTGGTGACTTTAATCTTTGTGGCGGGCTTATCATCCACCGCTACGCCGACAACAACGACCTCAAATCTTCTACGTTCGTCAAAGATGTAAAGGTGAAGGTAGAAAACGTGTCGGGCGTTGCCAATTCGGGCGAAAACCAACAAATGTTTACCTTTTACAATGAGTCGGCAGAAAACAACGTCTACACGGTGTTTGCCAACGGCGCGGTCGTTCCGAAGTTCTACGCCTCCATTTTCGTTGACAATGGCACATCCGTTGTGAATGCCGACGCACCCGACGGAACGAAAACGGCTTTCGCCTTGGACAACGTGAACAACAGCGTAACCACGACACCACCGCAGCCGATCCAATTCAAGGCGAGCAACACGGGTTACAAGCAATATTTAGCACTGTTGCGCGTCAATGAGGTGGAAATTGAGGCGTCCGCAGCAGCAGTAGCCACCGCCGCAACTTACGCCACTGGAACGATCACTTTCGGGGCTGCACCAGCTGACGGTACTTCGATTTTGGTGGTTTGTGCCGTAGACGGTAACGCCTACGAGATGCCGCTCGATCACGCCAACGACGGCGGCAACTTGTTGCTTTCGGAAGATTATATGCGAATGCTCTAACGGGGCCTGGGTTCGCATAACGCAAAAACGCTTCCTATTGGGGGCGTTTTTGTTGTTTGTAGATCACTCGAACAACGTCGGCGGTTTGCTTGCCTCAAACACCTCTTTACCTGTGAATAGCTTTGGTTGCGCCCTAAATGCCTCTATGCGCTTGCACGAATCTTGATAGTAGTCGGCATCCAACTCAAAACCAACGTAGTTGAAGCCCATTTCCTCAAATGCGATCAGGCTTGATGCGCTGCCTACGTGGGTATCTAGGATCAAATCGCCCTCTTTGGCGTAGTTTTTCAGGAGCCATTTGTATAGCGCGATTGGCTTTTGGGTTGGGTGGACTACTGCATCAATTTGGTTTCTTACCATGAAGCCCTTGTCAAGTCCGTGCACCCTTCTAAACGTCTCTACGCATCGCTCAAAGGACGTAAAAATAAGTTCGTTGTTTACGGTACTCATTCCATCCCCACACTTATCCCAAAATACCCACCCCCTTGACACTGGCAAAAATTCAACGAAATAGTTAGCCCCGCAAATTATCTGATTTTTAGAAACCCTGTAAAGTTGCTGAAAATAGTCTTTTTCTGGCCTCTCATCCCATCCGCTTCCCTTTTTATACCTATCGACAAAGGCATTACCTCGCTTGCCTCCATTGAATTTTCCCATAATCCCATACGGCGGATCAACAATAGCCAAATCAAAATGGTTATCGGGGTAGCTAGGCAGTCCCGTTTCTGGATTCATGCAGTCGGCGTTTAGGTATATCATCAGAACAAAGATAGTTGCGTAGGTACATTAAAGCACAACGGACACACTGTTACAGCCTCGGTTACATTCCAAGCGCGGCAATTCAGCGACGGATCACAGGCCACGTATGAGGCTTTTACACGGTGAATGACACCGAGAATGACCACGTTGCCCGAAATTATCAAGCGTTGGTCGGTCATGTTGCTGTAAATGCGCGGTAATTCCATAGGGATAGAATAAAGCCCCGCAGATGGGGCGTTTGTGGTCATATAATGCGATCGCCGTAGTTTTGATAGACGTAGTAAAGAGCCGTGATTGCGCCACCTTCGCCAACAATGTCGCCACTTTGATTGATCTTGTATTCGTGATCGTCGATGACAACGTAGGCGGCAAAGTTTCCGATAATGGCAACAGCATCAACGCCACCGAACATGCAAAGCCATTCGGCGAAATTCTCAGCGTATTCCATTGCGTACCTTGCCGAATCTTCAACGTGCGGGACGTTTTCGAAGTCGTCGTTCAATTCGCGGTCAGGGGTGTGTGGGTAACTCATAACGTGTTGAATTTTGGGTTAAAGTGAAATAAACTACTGCAAAGATACGACTTATTTGGAAATAGCAAAATTCTTTGTAACTTTGACGAAAATTAAGACGATGGAAGATACACACCGCTACGGGTCGAACCACGACCACCACGCCCGAAAGGATTCGACTTCCTTGATGGCATTTACAGCCGCCAACGTCGGCCACGTTCACAGCAATTTTCACAACACTTTAAGAAATGATATGAAGACGACAGAAGAAATTAAATCAGCCGTGCTTGCGTACTGCGAGCATCTTTGTGCGATTGATGACAAGGAATTTTCCTTTGAAAATCAGGGGATGCAATGCACGATCATTGGCAGACACCACCACGGAATCGCAGATTTTGACATTCGCGAAACGGGGTGCTTCCAACGGCGCATTTATCAGATTCGCAGCTCTGACGATGGTAGTTGGTGGAATCTGTATTACATTTTCCTTGGACTTGCAACCCGTGACGCTGTGGCGGAATCAGACAAGGAAATCGCTATGCTTCAAAAGAAAAACGAGGAGCTTTTCAATGAATGCGTACATCGGCAAAGAGCAAAGGGCGCGGGAAATTCATTGTATGATTTGATCATCTTGGCCCACGAAAAGGGGGTGCCGATGATTACAAAGTCGTACATGTTGCTCAATGGGCGTCCCGATCAGATTCCCGTATATACATGGGCATCTACTACTCACGAAAACCCGATTTCTCATATCATCGACCTACTTGAGCAGCGAAATGCAGAACGCGCCAAATCCGCCGCATTGGTGGAGTTCGCGAAGCATTGCGCCAAAACATTTGAAGGCAAGGGATTGGCAACGATGGCAAACGAGGCATTGGAAGCCCACAAGAAAGGAGGGAGGGGATGAAGTGTTGGTCATGGAAATACCGAAAACATATATTATTCGAACATTGGCAGCTTAAAAAGGCGCAACACACGATTGAAAGATAAAAAGAAAGGAGCAACGACATGACCTACGAAAAGTTAATGCGAATGCAGGAGGCCGAAATAAATAGGTTGCGCGAAGATATTGCCACCAAAGACAAGGAGGTCGCTGAACTCAAAGCCGAAAATCTAAAGTTGATGGACTCGATCACAATGATAGAAGTCGTGAGGGATGAACTCAAAGCCGAAAACAAGCGGCTGAGGGATGCGCTTTTGGACATCGAAGATGATGCCAACGCAAAGGCAGTTTTGGGCGAACCACTTAATACGAAGTCAATTTTAATGTCAGCGCGTCACGGACTTGGTATTGATTCCGACATGATACACCCCTCCGATGAACCAAAGCCATTCAACACAGAAAACGATAAATGATATGAGTGAAACACTAAAAAGCGAAGTCCTCGCAAAGTGCGGGGAGCTTCAAATATCAATGCACGACTTCAATCGGCTAAAGATTGAAAACGGATACTTTGATGTCAATTTGCCAATGGGGTACTTACTGACTGGCGTTAATTTTGCCGTTGCAGTTGGTGAAATCATTGATGAAAATGACTTTGTTTGGCCACTTGCCGCCCAAATCCTCGGAATCGCGGGAAAGCCCAAACCCCGTCCCTCGGATGATCTTCTATTGAAGGCATACAATACGGGCTATTACGGCTGCGGATCAATCGAGCGATTCAACAACTTCCTTGCAACCCTTCCCCCCGACCCTTTGGCGGATGATCGGGCGCAACCAATTGATTATCAAACTCCGGATGTTTCTCAGATTATCAAGAACGTGCTAATGGGCAGGTCGTTGTTCAAAGAAGACTACTCCAATAGGTACGAAACACAGATCGTTGAGATCGATCAAGACGATGCCGAATCTATCGCCACAGACATCGTTTTAAAGGTCAAGCGTCTCGCAGGAATGGAGGTGAACCGTGACTGAGCAAGAAGTAATTCCATTGCGCCCAATCCTTGAACGCGCTAGGCTTGCCCTTGACTTCATTGGCATCAAGTACCGGATCGAATGGGACATGATCGAACTAAGGGACGGGGGACAAATTTGGACTGAAAACGGAGACAATCTCAAAACGTCACCAAATGGGGCCTTGGTTTATCTGAATGCAATCATCAAGAAAATGGAGGTGGGTAATGACTGAGCAAGAAGCACGAAACGCGCCACTGTGGGAGGTTTGGGATCGTTTTCAGGCAGCACTCGACATGATCGAAATGGATGACCCCAATGCGCCCGATACGACGATGGGAGGCAAATGGGGTACTCCGCCAGGCGAATATGGGCGAATGGCTGCAAAGATGGTTGCTATGTTGCGTGGCGTACTGTTGGAGCGGTGCGAAAAGGTCAAGGACACATACGGCAACCACGATTCGTTTTCGCTTGCCCACGATGCGGAAGGTAGGTGGATCATTGACATTGAACACGATGGACAAGATCGGGAAGATGATGCAGACACCGCCCGAAACATGTCAGCCGCCTACGCTTTCATGGCGTGGGAACTTGAACAACGAAAGGAGGTGAAGGGTGAGCTTTAACGACAGGTGGAAAAGTGAAATACCCGACTACGCGCTATCAAGACAGCAAACGATAGCGCGTGAGGAATTAAAGACCTACACGCAAGCGTTTCGCGAGGTGGGTAGGTGGATTTTGCAGCTACAAGAAATAAAGCGAGGAACTGCACCACGGAGAAAGCCCAAAACGTGGTGCCCAACCCCGAACAAGGTGGCGTACAAGACTTTTGATGAGGCTATCAAGGGATGGATAACGGCTCGGAACTTTTTTGGAAGCGATCAGAAGGCATACAAGTGCCGATGCGGTAAGTTCCACAATGCAACGGTGAAAAGATAAGGCCACCCGACAAGGTAGAACTAGCCCCGAAAGGGGCTTTTTCTTTACTTGCCCTCACGTGTCGCGTTCCTTTTGTTCGCGCCCTTCACGTAGGCATCCATTGATTTTTCCCCGACTTGCAAGGTCAATTGCGTACCATTCAGCGCATCCACCACCTGTTGCCCCACGTTCTGTTGATTGTCCA